TTCAAGATATCCGGAGGAGTGAAAAACGAGCCGTACAAGAAAGGAAAGCCGCCAAGACCGATACATGCCGACGGAGACGTCGGACAACTGATGGCGGGAATAGTCATGTGGGTGCTCGATGACATCTTGTTCCACCGGTTACAAAAGAAGACAATAAAGCACGCCAGCAAGGAAGAGGCGATGATGAGGGCATGTGAAAACCTCAGCTTGGAGGCAGGCCAGGAGCTCATTGAAACAGATGGGTCCGCGTGGGATGCCACAATGTCCCCAGAACTACGCGATCTGATTGAAAACCCCATTGTGGACCACGTGATGGAGCAGATGTTCAGCCTCGGATTTCCATACCCACCCCAGTGGGCACAGGCGCACGGCAAATTTAATAGGGCCAAGAAGATGACCGTGACAGCTGGGAAGTCCAAGGCTTTGCAACGAGTCCGAGTTGTATTTGACTCCATACGTAGGTCCGGTCATAGGGGCACCTCGTCACTCAACTGGTTGATCAATTTTGTGCTGTCTCACTGCGCAGTGATGCAGAACCCGTCAAGCTCCCCAAGGGGAGGCAAGAGTCCGGGATTTTTGGACCCCACAACAAAGTGGGGGATCGACCGGTGGGGTAAGAGGCGACAGTTCGCATGGTCTGGTGAGGGGGATGATGGAATGACGGCTACGCACCCAAAGCTCAACGACCAACAGGAAGAAGATGTTGTGGCCTTTTGGACTAGGATGGGAGTGAACTGTGAATTAGTACGATGCAAGAAAGTGGCAACGTTCGTGGGATGGAAGATCTATTGCGAGGATGGAATACCGGTATGGGAGATGACAGGACCGGACCTACCACGAACTATATCCAACTCCGCGTATACTGTCAGCCCAACAGTGTTGGCTGAACATAGACGCGGGACCGACAGGAGTGTCACTAACCAAGTCGGCGCCGCCTCTTACATGGCATATGCGATTTCAGTGCAGCGAATATCGCCATCGCTGGCAGATGCATTTCGTAGGATGTCAGAGGCGTACGGCCAGTTCAACGAGGAGGCATTGGACCGAGACCAGCGCATGAAGCTGGGCAATAGTCGTTGGAATGGTGCGCTCTCGGACTGGGCCGGGGAACAGAAGAGGCTTGCGCGATTGGGACTGGTACGAGAAGACGACTACGCGAGCTTCGTTCAACGGGCCAGCATGTTGGAGCTCGATTCTCCCGACGAGCTCATTGATGGCCTCTTTAGAGGCTATGTAGAGTAGTCCCGCGACAACGCCCTAGTGGCGATGGTTTTCTGACGTCAGCGGGACAGGTTTTGTGCCGCCCCTCCTGGGGTAGGCTGTACTGCAGCGCGGTCCATGGGTTGTCACGCCCATGGGTGAGAGTGTCACAGGTCACGTTGTGGGTCTGGCATTTCCGGTACTGCCGATGTTGCCAGCTGGGTACCCACAGACTCCTGATGAGGGACGTGGCCAAAGGTTGGGGGTTATCCTTGACTAGCCTTATTCTTCCGTGGGCCACTTAGCCCGTAGTGGTGGCTCCCGAGCCTGGTGGTGTCATCCAGACGCCTGAGGTGAAAGTCTTGCTATACATCGTCTAGCCGGACGGAGTGGCAACATGCGTACGGCACCAAACCCCGATGCGGGTCCTGCGGGCACTTTGCCGAGGGCTCTGAAAACTGGCATGCGCAGATAGCTGGAACCTGCGTGTGTTGGGACATCGTGCGCGTGAAATGGATACGGTCTCCCGTGGGCCATGCCGAGTTGCGGACTAGCGGTAACTCGTGATGATAAGGCTCTAGTCCATTTGGGCGTAGGGAAGGTTAGCTAGGCGGGCCACGCTCCCAACTCCTGGGGGGCGTACGGCAGAACTGTCGGTTGGGGGTTATGGAGGAACGCGAACAAACAACGGTAGCACCGTCTTCATGACCCCTAGCCGCCGGGCCGTTACTTGTTTCACAGTCCCAAATAGGCGACCGCTGCAGTTTCACTCTAGACTCGACCAGCTCCCTACGGTCGATTTGTCCACGCCGCGCGCGAGATAGCAAATTGCTGTCACAATGGTGAAGGGCGCCAAGCTTAAGCGTCGGGTCGCACGTCGATTTCCGACCAAGAAGTCTCTTCCGAAGAAGAAGAAGGCTTCAGGCGCAGCAAAGAGAGAGTTGCCGGGGTTTCAACAGGCGGTGGGAGAGGTGAGCGCGCCTCGGTTCGGGGCATGCGACGCTGGTCGTGTGAATTATGGGTTCGACGCGAATCACCCGAGCCATCTGCCCCTACCAATTCAGACGGGGCCATACATGGTGATGCGAGTCACGACCAAGATTTCATCCGACGACGCCAAACCTG